ACCTGCACCAACAACTGGATTGTCACTCGGAGCACCCGTCAATGCTATCTTTATAGAGCTGTCATCTTTATAAAATAATCCACTTTTTAATCCAACCTGAAGCCATTCTTTTGAGCTCATTTTTACTACTGGTTGAGATGCATTTGCCATTTTGATAAAACGTGCCATTTATAAATTCCTCCAAATTATATTTCTTATTTAAGATAATAAAAGTCTTTTCCTTGTTACTACTGTATTTTTTGAGAGTCTATTTGATTTAATAAATCTAAAAATGTAGCAACACCTTCTGCCATTGTTTTATCTAAACTTTTAGATATGCCAGAAACTTCTCTTGCTATCATTGTAAGTTTAAGCCCAGCGCCTTTGAATTTAGGTATACTGCCTGCCTTTTGCTCAATAGCAGATTTTGACGCAACATTAAAGCCTTTTCTTTGATTTACTGTCGCATCAGTAATCCAATCAGTAAGAAGCCACCCAGCAGCTCCACCACCCAAAGCAGCAGCTCCTCTTCCAAGAGCAGTTCTAGTTTTACTTGGTCCGACCATTCTTCTAAACAAGCTTGGTTTTTCTTGAAATACAGCTAATTGATCTACAGAAGTAATCCCACGAGAGCTTAATAAATCTTTTAACTTTTTGGGATCAGATGCTATTGAATTAATTTGTTCAGGAGTCATCTTTATCTGACTTCTTGACATAAGGTTAGAAACAATATTTTGTGCAGCAATTGAACCAACAGTAATGCCAAGAACGCTATTTAAGCTTGATCCAGAATCTTCTTTACTAGATTCTGATCCAGAATCTGGCTTATTCTTTTCTCTAACATAATCACGCGCAGAATCAATAATTCCTCCAGAAGCAGACGGAAACGGCATATCCATAGCACTAATAGCAACTGTTTTCTTTGAAGAAATCCAGTTGTTTTCTATGCCAATTTTAAACCAATCTGATGAAGAAACTTTAATCACGGTAGCTTGGTATTCTTTCTCCAAGCTTTGCAACTCCAGTACTTTGCTGAAGTTCTATCCTTTGCCTGATCACACTTATGTCTAGCAAGGAAGCTTTTCTGTCTGCTTGGCTGATTTCTCTTGATAGAAAGTGTTTTTTCACCCTTTGCCTTGGCACTTGAACCACCGTGTCCAAAGTTTACTTTCTTAACATTTCCACTTTTTGGATCTTTGACGTAAACCTTGAATTTCTTTACGTCACCCTTCATGATCTTTCCAAGAGGAACGTCTTTGCCGTTATGCTTTGCAGCTTGCTTACGCATTTCGTAGTTGTTTGAGTTAAATTCAAGCATATAATTCTCCAAAAAAAGAACAGTACGGTTTTTACTCCGTACTGTTCCATACCCCTTTTTATTAAAATATAAATATATGTATGAAATTATGATGAGGGGTATTGATTTGGGGTGTAATCTATCATGAAACTTACTGTTATATCGTAAAAATGCTTTCTCCACGTTGCGCCTGTAACCCACTTGTAGCGAATATCTTCATTTTTCTTTTTTTCAGCAATTATTTCACTTACATCGCGCCCCGTCTCCTCGTGTTCTTTAATCAACTCTGCAGTTACAGGATGAGTCTGTATTCCTTGAGGAGCTTCTTTTTTAACAACAAGAACCTTGTCGTTTTCTGGACGATTTGTAATGTCTATGTCATACACCTTGATTGTATTTAGAGGAAAAACTTCTGGACTGTCTTCTCCAAAAACTAATTTTCTTACATTTGACTTAAAAGAATCGTCACATAAAAGTAGCAATTCTTTTGCAAGATCCATTCTCCAATTTTCAAAAGTATCGATGTCCTCTTTTGTTGGGTCTTCCGCAATAGTCAGGTAATGAAGAACCTTTTTGCACTCCACCATACTATCAGCATCACACTGAAACTGAGTGTTCCATGGTTTTGTTGATCTCATCTTTCCGTCTTTGACATGAAAATCAACATTTACTGCTTCTTGTGGGAAATTAGAATTTGATATTACGTTAAATATCTCTTTAGCAACAGATTTCTTAAGTAATTCCGAAAAAAACTCTTGTACCTTAATTGGAGTGTGGTTCATGTATTATCTCAAAAGTATTGACTTTGTTAATTTCTGTGGATACAAAAAATTATCTTTAGATTTTTTTAAAGACAATAAGCCTTTGCCTCTCACTGTATTTTTCGGACCAAATGGAACTGGGAAAAGCACAGTTTTGAGTGGAATCAGAATGTTGTCTAATCCTTATCAATTTTTTGGTAGAGAAAATGACATGTATTTTAGAAAAATGATATTTCATGAAGACTACGATCCAACATATTCTGGATTTATGAAATCAACAAGGGATCTTTTACTCACAGCAACTTTTTTAGATAAAGAACAAAAAGAATATACAGTAAAATTAGACCAAAACGGAATTGTAGAATCTAACTTGCAAAGATACAATTCAGATCAAGAAGGGTGGAGTGTTTTTACTGATGCAGACCACCCAATGAATATGAATAAATTTCAAATTAGGAAAGAAGCAAAAGATAAATTTATTGAAATTGCTTCTTATGTTTATGGTCTACCTATCTCATTAGGAAAAGAAATAACAACATATGACATGGAAGATAGTGCAACATTTTATCAAGACCTAGTCATACAAAAGAATGAAGTAAAAGTACACTTTAAGAGAATGAGTGATGGAGAAAAGAAAATAGCTACACTCCTCCGGCACATATGTAATGAATCAGTATTAAATCCTAGTAACATTTACTTAATAGACAATGCTGAAATGCATATATATTTCAAGAGACACCCTGGACTAGTTAAGAGACTCATTTCATGTTTTCCTGATAAACAGTTTATCACCACGTCTCATAGTTCAAATTTTATTGAAGCAGTAAAAAGTAATGTTGGAAGTGAAGCATTACTTGATCTAGAAAAAGTGCATGGTTTCGACACAGTTAATTATGATGTGTAATTTTTCTAACACTGAACACGAAGTGTTCTGTGCCGAGTGGCAAAGCCACGAGGATAAGTATTTCGCTAATGTCGCTTCGCTCCATTTGTCGATGTCACGTTCGTGACATCGAACGGTATGTATTCTACTTCTGTATGAAACCGTTTCTGTTCCCTGTGAAACAGGGAGATATCCCCGAGTCAATCGCCACTCTATAATAATTCTGAAACTATTTCATATAGAGGACACACGCCCATCTGTTTTCAGAATCCGTTTCTGTAATTATTGTTTGATGTTATATTTTAAAATTTTATAAATTATTTGCAACAACGGTTAGTTGCCAGCAAGCTTTAACAGAGCTTATTTTCGCTGTCCAATAGTTGAGTCAGTTCCGGTTCGACCTTGACGACCCTTCCACCGCATTTGGAAATGCGCTACCAGAGTTGTTTGGGACTGATTACCGCTGGCCACTCAAAACTCTGCGCCACAATATCATATAAGATTTTGTAGTCGTGCTGTTACAAAACTACAAAATCTATATCGGCACAAAGACAAAATAAACTTTTTTAGTAATTAATTTTATGAGCTTATCACTATACCCAAATGTTGTTAACAAAAAACTTTTTGTTCAAGATACATCTCCTGTGTATGCAACTCCTGGAGATCAGTGGTTTCATACGTCACGTGGTATTTTGTTAATATATGTTAAAGATGATGCTGGAAAGTCTTACTGGATGGAAACAGGTTCATCTGTAAGCGATGGGAGTTAATTATGTTTAAATTTCCTGATCCTTCTGTAACAACAAGTTTTATTATAAACGGAAAAACATGGCAATGGACAGGATCTTATTGGGAATTAGTTAAAACAGCAGTTACAGGTGGTGGTATTTCTTTTTACCAACAAGACGATGCTCCCTCTGAAGCAAAACTTGGAGACAGATGGCTTAATACTCAAAATCTTACAGAATATATTTATGTTCAAATGTCAGCTAATCCAGACGTTTTTCAGTGGATGGATTTAACTGGAGATTATCCAGGAGACACTTTTGTTGGAGATTAAATAAATGGCAGTTAAACCTTTAGGATTTCCAAGCAGTCCAGTTGATGGTCAGCAGTATACATTCAATGGTAAAAAATGGATGTACAATTCTGACATACCAGGATGGGAAGCGCTTCAGGTAACTGATGTTAAAACAATTAAAAAAGATACAACTAGTAGTCAAGTTATATTTGGTAATGATGATAGTATAGGTAGTTCTGCGTTTACTCTTGGTGACAACATCACCATGAATGCTGCAACAAAAACAATATCTGTTGCAGATGGTTCTGGTAGTGGTTTAGACGCAGACTTTTTACAATCCGTAAATGGTTCCAGGTTTAAAGAAAATCTTAAATCTGGAATTTTATATGGTGGTTCTTTATCTGTAAATTCTTCTAACAATGCAAAGTTTGATGTTGCTGCTGGTTCTGGCATAATTGTTTCAACTACTGGTGGAGGATATGGTTCTTCTTCTAATCCATCAACCACTGTTACAACAATTACTTGGTCTGCGCAATCTTCTATTACAGTTTCTAATATTGGTTCTTATGATACAACTTGGATTTATATAGATTCTGATGGAAATGTTCAGCAACAAAATGGAGCATTTACTGATGCTAACTATAAGCAATACATAATACTCGGAGCGCTAGTTCATCCAAACAGAACAACAATCGCTTTTGTTTCTAATCTTCCCACTGTTGTTTATGGAACTTTAAATCAATATGATGAATTTATTAGAAAGCTTGGTCCAGCAAAAATATCAGGTCACAGAATATCTGCAAATGGCGCTAATTTATTGTTAGACAGAAGCGCTGGAGTGTCTTATATAATTGGTGGAAATTATTCGAATGATTCTTCTCATCCAAATGTGGTGAATGATTCTGGGATAAGTTCTGCAACAATTTATAGATTTTATAGAAATGGATCTGGTGGCTATTCTGTTGTTCAAAATGCTGCAGTAGATCCTAATTCTTATGATAATAATTCTGGTACGCTTCAGTCTGTTAGTTCTTCAGAATGGACTATACAGAGAATATTTTATTTTCCCAACAAGACTAATGTTCTTGTTGCATATTATGGAAATACAAAATATAATTCATTAGTTGAGGCCACCTCTGGAATATCATCTGAATCTTTTTATGAGTCAGATGATACAAAACAAAAAGCGATATTTTGCGGATGGTTGCTTGTTAGAGGTAACGGCTCAGCTCTCAACAACAGTTCTGATGCAAAGTTTATACAGGCAAGTTTATTTAGAGAAATAATTATTGGCGGCAGTGGCGGTGGTACAATATCTTATATATCAGAACTTCTTGATGTTCAAACAAGTGCTCCTTTAGTTGGTCAAGCATTGATATGGGATGGATCAAACTGGGTGAACCAGCGAGCAATTACATACATATCAGAGCTTGACGACGTGCAGACTGCATCTCCTTCAAGTGGGCAGTTCCTAGTTTGGGATGGATCAAATTGGACTAATCAGTCTTTAACAGGAAAAATTTCTTATGTTTCATCTCCAACTGCTCCAAGCACTGGCCTTTATAATGCTGGAGACAGATGGTACAATACTTCTACTGGTATAGAATATACTCTTATAAACGATGGCGACGATATGTTTTGGGTAAATATTTATTTGAGCCCAAACGAAGACTATATCATGAGTGAATTAACTACTTTTATGAAGTATGTTAGTTCAAGCTCTACTCCTAGCGTGTCTTCTTACAAAGCAGGAGACAAGTGGTTTAATACTTCTACTAGCGTTGAGCACACTCTTGTTGATGATGGTACTAACAAACAGTGGCTTAACTTAAACACAGGTGGTACGGGTCCAACGGGTGACACGGGAGCAACAGGAGCAACAGGAGACACTGGTCTCGTTGGAGCTACCGGTGACACAGGACCAACAGGTGACACGGGTCCAACAGGTGCTACAGGTTCTACCGGTGACACAGGACCAACAGGTGACACGGGTCCAACAGGTCCAACAGGTTCAACAGGTCCAACAGGTGCAACAGGTGCAACAGGTGCAACAGGTGCAACAGGTCCAGTTGGGCCAACAGGTGCTACAGGTGCTACAGGACCAACAGGTGCTACAGGTGCTACAGGACCAACAGGTGCTACAGGTGCTACAGGTGCTACGGGAGCCGGAGGAGCATTAGGATATTGGGGATCGTTTTGGTCAACTGAAGATCAAATTGCAGTCACGGCAAATACAGAATATCAGATCACTTACAACAATACTGATCCAGATACCAATGGTGTTTCTATATCAAATGGCAGTCGTGTGAACTTTGCAAATGCTGGTGTGTACAGCATCATTTACTCTGTTCAGTTCGTAAACACAGACAATCAGATACAAGATGCCAACATTTGGCTCAAGAAAAACGGCAGCAATGTCGATGACAGCGACAGTAAGTGGAGCGTTGTTGAGAGACACGGCGGCGTGGATGGTCATGCCATCGGTAGCGTAAACTATGTGCTGAAACTGAATGCGGGTGACTATCTTGAGTTGGCGTGGAAAACCACAGACCCTGATCTTTCCATACAGTATCTTTCTGCCGTTTCTCCTGCTCCTGCGATTCCTTCTATTATTCTGACTGCCACACAGGTGATGTATACACAAGTTGGCCCTACTGGTTCGCAAGGTAACACAGGAGCAACAGGATCGCAAGGTGCAACAGGTCCAGTTGGGCCAACAGGTGCTACAGGTGCTACAGGTGCTACAGGTGCTACAGGTGCTACAGGTGCTACAGGTGCTACAGGAGACACAGGACCAACAGGTGCTACAGGTGCTACAGGTGCTACAGGAGACACAGGACCAACAGGTGCTACAGGAGCTACAGGAGCTACAGGAGCTACAGGAGCTACAGGAGCAACCGGAGCTACAGGAGCAACCGGAGAAACTGGTCCAACAGGTGCAACAGGTGCTACAGGTGCTACAGGAGCTACAGGAGCAACCGGAGCTACAGGAGCAACCGGAGAAACTGGTCCAACAGGTGCAACAGGTGCTACGGGTCCTACGGGTTCTACAGGACCAACAGGTGACACGGGTCCAACAGGTGCTACAGGTGCAACAGGTGCTACAGGTGCTACAGGAGACACTGGTCCCGTTGGATTAACAGGTGCAACAGGATCGCAAGGTGCAACAGGTCCAGTTGGGCCAACAGGTGCTACAGGTGCTACAGGACCAACAGGTGACACGGGTCCTACGGGTTCTACAGGACCAACAGGTGACACGGGTCCAACAGGTGCAACAGGAGCTACAGGTGCTACAGGACCAACAGGTGCTACAGGAGAAAAAGGAGACACAGGTGACGCAGGTCCAACAGGAGACACTGGTCCCGTTGGATTAACAGGTGCTACAGGTGCTACAGGTGCTACAGGTGCAACAGGAGCTACAGGTGCTACAGGACCAACAGGTGCTACAGGTGCTACAGGTGCTACAGGTGCTACAGGTGCTACAGGTGCAACAGGAGACACGGGTCCCGTTGGATTAACAGGTGCAACAGGTGCTA